TGCCGATGGCGCAATCATGAATGTCGACATTAATGCCTCCGCAGGAATAGTTGATACGAAACTCGCAACAATCGCAACAGCTGGTAAAGTTTCAAACTCTGCAACTACGGCAACTAATGCGAATACACCATCAACCATAGTTGCAAGAGATTCTTCTGGCAATTTTAGCGCAGGTTCGGCTACGCTCACCGTTGCTAACGTAACCACAGTCATTGAAGTTGCTGACATAGTCTCGGCTTCAGCTACTGGAACAGTCAACATTGATTTCAGCACAAACCCAACTGTTTACTACACAGGAAATGCATCAGCTGATTGGACGTTAAACGTAAGAGGAACATCTAGCGTTTCTCTTAATGACACTCTCTCAACTGGACAAATTGCTACAGTCACATTTCTTGCAACAATAGGTTCCACGCAGAGAAGACCAACAGTATTTCAGGTCGACGGTTCTGCAGTTACACCAAAATGGATGGGTGGAACCGCCCCTGCAACTGGGAACGCTAGCTCAATTGATGCATACACACTTGCGATAATCAAAACAGGAAATGCTGCATTTACTGTTCTTGCTAGTCAAACGAAATTTGCGTAATGAACTATGCCTTTTCTAAACCGTATAGGAAGCGGCTCAACTAGCAAGTTTGGTTTTCGCATGGGCTTCGCCCCAGGAGCTCCAACATCGGTAACTGCAAGTCTTCCTTCAACGTACGGTAATACAACTGCATCAGTGAGTTGGGTCGCCCCAGTTGCAGTTGGAAGTCCAGAACTGAACGATTATGTGGTTCAGTACTCAAGTGACAGCGGTTCTACTTTTACAACATTCTCCGATTCTGTTTCAACCTCAACCTCAGTCACGGTGACTGGACTCACAAATGGAACTGCTTATGTTTTCAGGGTAGCTGCCAAGAACACAATTGGCACGGGAGCATTTTCAAGCAATTCAAACTCGGTAACACCGTTGTTCGGGAAAGTCCCAACACCTGTTGTTTCTGACATAATAGAAACAACAAACTCAATTCCGTGGTGCTTTGACAACTACGCGTCAATCGACCAGGCAAACGGTTATGTATACAATTACTACAACTTCAATGTTGACGCACCAAATGACCAGAGTGGAAATTGCCACGGATGGGTGGGCCAAGCAGAGAATGTATACAAAGAAACATACCTATATGTTTCGAAGACTGGATGGGCAAACTCTGACCCAATATTCCTTGCAGAGACAACCAATATCACTCCAGTCACCACCACCACCACCACTGCTGCTCCTCCTCCTCCTACTACCACTGCCGACCCATGTGCTGGAGTAACCTGCTCCAATAGTTGTTCAAACACAGCGGGTTACACAGATAATGGGATACAAACAGCGAATGACCCATTTGGTAACTGCCCTGGGTGCACGGGTACAACCTATAGACTTTGGACTCATCCATGTTGCCCGAGTTTGGCTTGTTGGACAGGCAATTGCGGAACATGCCCACCCGCTCCAACTACCGCAGCTCCAACTACCGCAGCGCCATGTACGGCTCTATACTACAACAGCGGTAGAAAATGCTACCCAGGCGCTGGAAACTGTTTCCAGGTAGACTACAGAGCTACAAGCTGTGCTATAACGCAAAACGTATATTGCGATGGCCCGGGCTGTTAGCATTTAGAAAGAAGGAGAAATATGTCAGAACATCCAGTGCCTGAAACATGGCGTAAAGAAGACTTCACTTATTTTGCTTTTGTTGTTGATGGTGAAGTGGCTACCGTTATCCCATTTAGAACCGAGTATATGCCGCTTCAGGTGGCTGCTCTTTCTTCTGACCCAAAAGTCATAGTTCTTGAAGAGGAGCAAAAAGACGTAGTAATCAATGGCTACACTTTTGATGAATCAGGTTTTCACCCACCAACAGAATAGATAGGTCACCGCAATGAATGCATGGCAGGAATATAAAAAAAAGTTAGGAACGACGCGTCCGTGGGATGTTATAAATCCTAATATCCCTCAGGCAACAGGTGAAGTTTCAGAAAATAGGTTTAAAATTTGCGAAGCGTGCCCAAGTTTGATTAAAACAACAAAACAATGCAAAGAGTGCGGGTGCTTCATGAAGCTGAAAGTCAAAATTGAATCAGCTACATGCCCGCTTGGCAAGTGGTAATAAAAGAAAATTTAAGTAAGTACAAAATAACCGATGCCCAAATAGACCCATTTGGTTTTTGTAACGCAAAGTGCTGGTTCTGCCCTGTCAGGTATCAGAAAAATCCGCCACATGCCGCAAAACATATGCCAGTCGATTTACTGGATAAAATATTTTCTGAGCTAATAAAAGAAAAAGAAAAACCGAATGGTGTGGTTGAAGCAAACTTCAATCATTTCTATACTGCTCACTACAACGAGATTTTGCTATATAAACATTTGGACGAGATGTTGTATTTAGCCAAGTGCTATGGGCTAAAAACCATGATACTTTCAAACGGAGTTAACCTTACTGAAGAGAAGGTTGAGATACTCCAACGACACAAAGACGTTATTAGCGGTATCAATCTAAACATCCCTGCATTCGAGGATGGGTTATGGCAAGAACGTTCAGGGGTAACAAGATACAGCTTCGACCATGTCAGACAAAACGTATTACGGACAATGGAGGCCTTCCCAGAATATACGGCAAACGGAGCATTCTCGATAGGCGTAAACATACCAACAGCGCCACACATGGAAGAAAATGGCGGATGGATGGAGATGCTAGAAAATGCACCAGATATAGATTTAGACCCATTAACAGGAGAATCTCCAAAACAGGTCGCGTTGGCGAAATCACTATTCCCCGGTCTCACTATCTACCCAGTTGAATCATTAATTGATAGAGCGTCAATACTGGCAGAACACAAAGTAATAAACAATGCCAAAGCAATCAAAAGATACAACAAAGGCGATAAAATACGAGTAGTCGGTTGTTCTAATGGGAGGATTGGAAGAATATACGGTTGGTTACATGTAAACGCCCTTGGAGAAGCATTCCTCTGCTGCAACGACTACGACTTTGACTACACTTTCGGCAATATGAACGACAGTACGCTCGACGAAATCTGGCGAAGCGAAGAGCACGCCGCAATGATAGAAAGAGCTTTGGGCTCAATATGTGTTTCATGTGCAAGCGCTGTATGGAAATAATATGGCTTCAATATTCATACAAGTACCTTCTTATAGGGATTTTGAATTAAATAAAACTATCGCCAGTGCAGTAACAAATGCAAGCGGTTTAAATAAACTCTCGTTTGGTATACATAACTGCATTTTTTTTGATGGCGAAATAGAAGTTAAAACAAATTACCCGGAATGGGTTGCCATTAATTTAGCAACGAGTATTGCACCACAAAACATAGGGTTGCAGCAGGCAAGATATATTGCCAACGAGTTTTATGATGAAGAAGACTATTATCTTCAAATCGATTCACACATGCGATTTGCTAAAAATTGGGACACAGCTCTTATTGATGGTGTAAAAGAATATCAAGACATAGGTATAATAAAACCACTCGTAACACAATACCCACCGGAATACTCATATCTAGACGACGGAATTGAAATAGTAAAAAAATATGATGCGTTCTTTCAATGCGGGATTTCATTTGAAGAAAACATTGAACAATTCAGGGACACATTAATACCAACACAAACAGCAAAAATTTTCTCCCATACTTGCGGTTATATTAAATCTGTATCTGGTGGCTCAATATTTACTCTTGGAGAATTTTCCAAAATCAAACCAAATCCAAAAATTGCATTCTGGGGAGAGGAACCATTAATCGCGGCACGTGCATTCACTCACGGGTTTGATTTGGTTATGCCATTTTCTAATGTGATATTTCATCTATACCACTCCGGAAAACCTTTCTCCAAGGTAAGGCGTTACCATGTATGGGCTGATTTTCCTGAAGAATGGGCTAAATTAGATTCTGAATCCAAATCTGAATATAAAAGAATATTTACGGAGCGAATCATTGGCGAGTATGCCCTTGGGGACACACGCAGCCTCGAGGAATACGAGGAGTTTTCTGGCTTAAATTTCAAAGACAGAACAATTAAAATATTTAGCAAATAAGGTAACTAATATGGAAAACATAAACAAAATTCATTATATTGAAGATTTATTAACAACTGCTGAATTGGAGTTTTTTTCCCAACATGCATCCAATACCCCAAAAGATAGTTTTCCATCATTACCGTCTACAATTAGTTATGAGTCAATTAAGGACAGGGTCAAGTCTTTGATAGAAACTCAATATTCTGTAAAAGTTTCCGAATATGATTACCCTGGTTTGGACTACAACATCTCAACCGTTGGTGACAAACAGGATGTTCATATCGACTTCACCAAGAGGGATGAAAGGCCAGACTTTTCGTCAACTATTTACTGGAGCAATGACTTTACTGGTGGCGAAATTTACTTCCCGGATTACGGAATGGAAATCAAACCCAAAGAGGGTTCTATTGTTTTCTGGGAAAATCCAATTTTTCATGGGGTAAAAGAAATCACGGCAGGCGACAGGTATGCGTCTTCATTTTTCTGGATAAAAACATAAATTGGTGATAGCATCTTTGCATGGAATCAATAGGAACTTGGTTTATAACCGCAACCTCGCCACTGGGTAAAGAAACATACAACCTGCGTCTAAATGGCGATGGTTCTGGCTCTATTTCACACGATAGAGGAACTGTGGAATTCTCGGACGCCTTGATAACAAACTCTGATACATCATTAAATGTTAAAATTTGTGGTCATACAGACATCCCAATGAGCGTTGATTTCCTTTGTCAGTTTGAATCAATGGGTAAGTCTTTGACTGGGTTTGTGGAAATTGGCAAATATGCAAACATTGAACTCACCGGGGTGAAGATATGACCGCTAAATCAGTTTTTGATATGCCAATCAAATCGGTTGATGGCACCTTTGATGTAATGGACTCTGTTCGTGGAAAAGTTTGCCTGTTCACGAACATAGTGACAAAAACCGACTACCAGCCAAGATGTAGTCCTATTTGGTCGTATGCCAGAGCTGCAAGGCAGTTATGGGAATTTCAGCAATTGCATGAAATGTTTTCAGATAAGGGTTTCAGTGTTGTTGGATTTCCATGTAATCAATTCGGCGGGATGGAGCCATCCAATAATGAAGATATAAGTCAATTCATCATAGAGGCTTATCCGTTTGTTACTTTTCCGATTACCGAAAAAGTTGAGGTGAATGGACCTGGCGAGCATCAGATATGGAGCTTCCTAAAGGGGGACGTAGTGCGCGCTTTCGACGACAATAAGGCAGATGGCTCAGACAGGGCCGCAGATGGACAAAATCTTGCAGGACAAGCCATCATGAGAATCCCGCATAATTACGAAAAATTTATGGTCAGCAGGGATGGTCAACAGGTTGGAAGATTCAACTGGGCAGACCTACCTCTTGCAGATAAACCTCTTGCCGCTGGTTCATCCTGGACTGTCATCGAGGCAATAAAACTTCTTGTAGGTTAATCATGAAAATGCCTTCAACTCCAGATATTGGGGAAAATGAGCTCAAAGAAATAAGTCAGCTAATCGTTGAGGACCTTGGAAGTGGCGTGGTTGTTTTTAGAAACGCTTTTTCTGTCGAGGACTTCATTCTTAGACATATAGACGACTGTGCCGCAGAGGCACACAAAAGCAGATGGTCGTACGTAACTGACGAAGATGGGGTTGAGTACGGCATAAACGAAGATGGCTTTAGATACCGCCTGGAAGACGTCCCAAATGCCCCTGTAAGGCTCCTGGAGCCCGTTACAGAGGCGACAAGCCCTGAAGTGGTCCAATACTTCACCTATCTTGAGGATGCGATTTACAAGTGTCTAATACGCTACACAGATATGTTCCCGCTTATTGTGGGAAGTCTCTGGTGGAGAACCAGGGGCCACATACTCAGATATGACGGTGGGGGAATTCTTGGGTGGCACCAGGACAATGACACGAACTACAAGGTAACTCAGGGTATTAGATACATGCCAAGAGGACAGGTGGCCTTAAGGCAGACCGCTGGAGCGCTTGCGTACTTCAATGATTGCGTTGACACCAAGGAAGAACTCGATGGCACAAACTTTTCAGGCGGTCATCTTAAGTTTGCGTACCTCGGAATTGACTACAAACCGAGGAAGGGGGACATCATTATGTTCCCAACAAACTACATCTGTGCCCACGGCGTAACAAAGATGGATGGCGGAACAAGATATGCCTACCTGTCATTCTTTGGTCAGGGTGGAACGGACAATGCTGCAAACATAAGAATAAAAGAAAAAGATGCGAGTATTCAGTGGTGTGAACCTGTCTGGTTTGACAATATCTACGATGACTACGAACTTTATTGCAAGTCAGATTATTCAATTTGGTCGCATCCAACCCCAGGCCTAGAACTTGGTTCAAACCCTGTATTTCAAAATAGATGCGTAACTCAATACGGGGAGACACACACAGCACTGGAGGTGAATCAAGTTGAAACGATATGAAGTTGATACTCCAGATATTTCAGGTGAAGTACTAGAGGAAATACGCAACCTAAAGTTCACTGACCTTGGTGGTGGAGTTGTTGTTTTTCATGATGTGATGGATGTTGACCTTCCATTGATGTCAAAGTGGATAGACGACAATGCGCTAGCCGCACACCAACAAAGATGGAAGTACGACATTGACAAAAATGGTGTTGTGTATGCAAAAAACGAAGACGGAAACAAGTTCTCTATTGAACAAGTTGAAACCGTTCCAGTCAGAGTTCTCGAGCCAGTACAGGACGGAACAGAAGAAGAAATAGTCGAAATAATCAGAGGTTGGGAAGACTCCATCTACAAAACCCTAATCAGGTACATAGACATGTTCCCCCTAGTGGTTGGAACCATATGGTGGAGAAACCGCGGCCATGTTCTCAGATATGACCCGGGTAAGCATCTTGGTCTACATAATGACAACGACACCAACTATAGGGCTACTGGTGGAGAGAGATACATCCCGTACGGGCAGGTTGGGGCAAGGCAGACCGTTGCCGTACTTCTGTACATAAACGATTGTGTCGATTCTGTTGACGAGCTTGATGGCACCAATTACAGCGGTGGTGAATTATATTTCCCATACCTGAACATAAGCCATAAAGCCAAGAAGGGAGACATAATAATCTTCCCAACAAACTATGTTGCATCACACGGGGTTAATGAAGTAACTGGCGGAACAAGGTATGCGTACTTAGAGTTCTTCTCGCAAGGTAGCCCGGACATAAACATAAGACTCGAAGTTGCCGAGCCAGATGAGGTTTCAAGCTGGTGTGTTCCACACTGGATAGACACTGTTTACGACGATTATCAAAAGTACTCAAATCATATTAAACAGAATTACTCTCACCTAAAAGAAAATCTCAACAAAATTGACTATCTAGTGAGGAACCTTGAAGGGGAAAAAGGTTACATAAATCCGTTAAATAGAAAGCTTGATTGATTATGAAAAATGTGGGAATAGTTTCCATGGGAAACATGGGACTTACCATATCGACCAGCATGATGAATTCTGGAAACAGTGTTCACTGGACATCGGAAGGTCGCTCGGAGAAAACAAAACAAAATGGCAAGAATCTTGAAGGCTCAATAGAGCACGAAAGTATGAAACAACTTTTCGATGCTTCGGATATTGTGTTTTGTATTGGCAGACTTGGTGCAGGAATAGACACAATCAATTCGGCCGCAGACAATAAATTTAACGGGATATATGTAGACGGGAATAATCTCAGCGGTGAATCTTCAGAAAAAGAGATAAGTGAAATAGCCAAATCCGCAAATATAAAATACGTAGAAGCATTATTCAGGGGTTACCCAATTGGCTATGACCAAGGTGGCGGAGAAGATAAAAGAGATTTATACCTATCTGGTCAGTCTGAACTCACGGAGATAGTTAAATCGCTATTTGATGATGGTGTGTGGAAAGTTCATATTGTTGAAGAATCCGCAAAAGCATTAAATAGGACAAGATTTAAGAGACTTTTTTAGTCAACTTCCCCAACCAATACTGTTTTCTGGAGATTGTTTCCAGTTCCAGAATTTCTTTTAAGTTCTTGAGCCCATTCATATGAGCCTTCTTTTTCTTCTTGTCCGTTGCCGTGAAAGAACCAGCTAAGGAAGGCCCATCTCTCCCCTCCGCTAACCTCGGAAACTTCGTGGCATCCTATAAAGTTTGACGGGTAGATAATTGCCGAGCCTGTTTCTGGCTTGACATTTATACCCCATATTCTAAATAGGACATCTCCTCCAGAGTATGAATCATTCAAAAATATTGAAGTTGTAAGCGTATTGAAAGCAGGGCTAGTGGTCATTGGTTCGAGAGTCCCAGGCTTGTAGGGTATGTTGCAGTCAGAGTGCGGACCCATGTCGTTGCCATCGCCATATCTAATCAAGTAGCCATCAGTTTGTCCAGTTATGCACTCCAACGCAACCGGGAAAACTTTGCAATACTCGACTACCGCTGAGTATATAGATTCCCTGAGCTTCTTGGTTATACCGAATTCCCCTATATTGGTGTATCTGGTCGGAGATTTGCTTTTACTAATCTCGTCAAACTCATAACCACCGTCGCTTATTGTCTTTCCATCCACTATGGAATAACCCTGTGGAGCAGTTGACTCAAATATGCGGTTTATCTCATCGGTATCATCGTGCGATATTTGGACTAAATCTCGTACTAAAACTATGCCGCTACCAAGGTGCACTAATTTCATAGACTTTCTCCGAGTGCAAGCCTGTATGTCTTTGAGGATTTATCTTCACCAACAGAATCTAGATACTCTAAAAACTTTTCTCTCAAATATGGAATATACACGTTTGAAGATATTGCTGCCTTTTCTGGATTAATCTCCGGGTCTTCAACTTCTTCATTGACGCTTGGGTTCGGCGTCCCATGTGCATACCATCCAAGGTAGGTGAATCTGTCTCCAGACGTGACTGGAGTAACCTCGTGTGCTGCGACATAGTTTGAAGGAAACATCAATATGTCACCACGCTTTGGGATGTATTCAATATCAAGATATGTAAATTTATGGTGCCCACCAGTGAAATCTCCAGGACTGGAAGGGATGTCTCCGTCGACACAACTACCAAAATACACTAAACAAGAAACAGTATTCCTAGAAGCTAGCTGATGCGGTGGATGCGGAATACCGTACACGTAGTCGACACTTGTATCGCTATGTTCTCCTATATAGCCACCACAATCTGACGAGTAGTTAACCAAATGCCCTTTTACTTTCCACCAAATGTTTTTATATGACAGTGGGAACATATGCATATATTTGAGCAAATACTTATCTTTTGAATCTTCCAGAAAAGTGAAAAGGCCAACAACCTCGGGCCTGGTGTCCTGATGAACCCTTGAGCCCCTTTTTGGCATTTTGTCAATGCCATTTTTTGAAAAGAAATATCCACTTCTATTTATGTATTCTTCTTGTCCACTGTCTGGGTTTATTGCTGGAGAGTACATTTCTCCAACCTCCCTATCGACTATCTCCTTGGATATGTTGTTAGCAAATTCCCAGTCGATAGAAACAGCGTTTCTGAAAACTACAACGCCACCGCCAAGATGTTCTGCTTTAGCATCGTTGAAAATCATTTATGGTCATTCTTTCGTGATTTGAAAGGCATTACTTCGTTTGGTATTTTGCCTTCATCGCCATATTTATCCATTAGATATTTATCATAGTCACCTACTATGTTTTTCATCCACCACTGACCACCAACTGGTCTATCGGTATACAAATCAGGGTCCATAGGAGTTATGCCCCTGTCGTCTTGCGCGGAACCCTGCGAGAATAGGCATAAGTACGTGTACCTACAGCCCGAAGTAACTTCAAGTATCTCATGTGCTCCAAGATAGTTGGATGGCATAAACACAATGCTTCCAGCTTTAGGCTTTATCGTCACCCCCACATGTGGAATGACCATTTCTCCGCCGGAAAAAGACATTTCGCTGCAATCACCGTCTTCACAATTGTCATTAAGATAAACAAGAACCGTTATTACTGCTCTTGTTGCATTCTCCACTGGCGGGAATTGCCCATACCTATAATTGACATCGTTATCGCAATGTAGGCCAAGTTTTGCACCAGTTGGGTACTTTAGTGCATGTCCTTCAGTCCTCCACCACAGGCACTGCAGTATCCCGGGGAATAATTCAATATATTGCAAAAGACATTTATAGACTGCTTCTTCGCATTTCCAGAAAAACGGGTGATTTAGATTTTGAATCCTTATTGGAGTTTTTGCTATTGACTCAAGTTCAAATATGAAGCCACTTCTGTTTATAGCGTGGACAATCTCGCCGCTCTCGTTTTTGACATACTCGTACTGTTCGCTAAGGGACTTTTCGGAAAGTTCGTCTATGAGGCTTATTATCTCCTTTTGAGGAACATCTATGGCGTTCTCAAAAACGACTACCCCACCTCCAAGATTTTTTACATCGAAAGCCATATATTTATACTAGCCGTACACGGACCAGTCTGGAACTGGTGTTGTATTTGGAGATTCCGGGCCCAGATTTGCACTAACTACCACACGTTTGTCACCTATACGATGCCTGTCGGTCATGTGATGTATGTATGAATTAAAAATCACCAGCATTCCAGACTCCGGAGAAATTGAAATTAAATTCTCCATAATCCCGCACCAAGAGACTTCAAAAATCAATTTTGAACCACCTATTGGTGCACTTGGATAATAGGCAACAGAATAGTAATCCATCGGGTGCATATGCGTGTTTGATTTGTGGCTATGGGAGGATACTGACTCTCCAGAATTAAGAGTCACAGACCACATGTCTGATATCAGCATTTTTTTACCAGTCATACTGGAAACAGCATTCTCTATTTCGGCAGACAGCCTTAGACACTCGGGGAGATTTCTGTTTAGCCGCCTGTCTTCATAACTTGCATGATACGTATTTGCATTATTTCCAAGAGGTTCGTTCGATTCTGCTATACCTATTTCAAGACTGGAAGAATCTATTTCTTCTAAAAGTTTTTTGTTATCTATTGAATCAATTCTAGTTTTGAATACATCCAAGTTAATTAGATTTACTCTTTCAAACTTCTCATTCATATACGAAGTTGGCCATATCAACAGGAGGATTCGACTTAAGCCAAACATTAACTACCATCACGTTCCTGATACCAGCAACGCATGGACTGGTTTGATGTACAACCCTTCCAGCATCAAATATTATTAATCGATTTTCTTTAAAAGCAATTCTTTCACGCATCTCTATTGGGTCTAACTTTTTTTCAAGATTTTCCCACTCAAGTGCATCTTTTTCTCCGAAAGTAAGCTTTGATTCAAATAGTTCAAGAAAGCCACCAACTACCTTTTCTGTAGATGGCCCGTAGTAAACACAACCTATTTCTGGTCCGTTATATATTTTTTTGTCCTGATAAAGAAAAGTATCCTCGTCAACATGCGGCCCAAGAAATTGTCCTGGACCGAAAGTTCTAGTCCAGTACTCAAAGCCAAGAATCTCGTTGGACGGCACCGGTAGATTACTTTCCCATATATTTCTAATTACGCGTTTTCTGATTGTGTCAGCAGGTGAAGACCACCATCCTCCCCAAAACATATATGGCGCATAACAGCTGGCCTGCTCATTGTGATACGAGTTAACCTCGCTCGCTATCCTGTCGGTATCCTGCATTATGCCAGGAAAGAAATCGCTGCAATCTGATATCAAATTCAAAAGTGAGTTTTCAAGAAAATCATCAAGTACCTTCATAATTCACCAAGACTACACGCACCTTGAAGCTGTGCATCAATTCTTAACAAATACCGTGAACCCGTATTGACCTGATTCGTGAAAGACAAAGCCATCGTATGACTTAAGAATTTGGTGCATTTCGTTGTGTGGGTGAAACCAGAAGTCGTCACGATAAAGCTTTGCAGAGTTATTGGTAACGTTTATTAGCAGGACTCCGTTAGAGGCTAGGGATTCAATGCATTTAATTAAAATTTGACCATTCGAGCTACATTCGTGAGCCTGCATTGTGATTAAATCAAAATCCACAGCCTCACCCTGTCCTATTTCTGACTTATCAACTACAGAGTAGTCAATGTCGGCATATGGCTTCCCGTCAATCTCCATCGATTGGTCTCGTATGAAATTTTCAAAATTCCAGAGTGCTTGATTGTTTACAAAGTATATATCGGTGCTTGGAAATTTTATTTTCTGAAATATTGGAGCCGGTGATAGGTCTGGGTTGAAGGTAAGAATTTTACCTGGCTTCTTAACTGATGTAATCATTTCATATGGTGAATATGTGGTTACCATCATTTCCGCCCATGGGGACTCCGGTGTCGCTGCCTGGTCGATATACCAGAGGCCCTCGGTTGCTCCTCTTGCAGCAATAGACAAGTCCAGATTGAGAGTAGCTCTCCAGTCTTTAATATTTTTAAATGCCTCGAACCTCTCTGTTGAAGCTATTTCTACGCCATTCTCTCCCAGAATGGTCGACATATATTTTGATATGGAGGCCGCAACCATTGCTGTCCTGAGTTGCTTATTGTCCATTTTTTACTGCCCTTGCAAGAGTAAAGTTCCAGTTAGCTTTTCTCACTCTGTCCGTCATTCTAGAATTCATTTTTGAGAGGAATCTAGGTATTGCGTTATTCGTATAGGTTGGCTCCAAGGAACCCCTTAGGTCGCTGCTATATCTCCACATCAACCTAATGTCTGAAACTGCTTGAGCAATACTGATTGACTCTACGTCTTCAGGGTCGTATCCAAGTATGTAAGATAATACGGCCAGCTCTGTTTCATAGTAGGCAATATCGCTATCTGCGTCGTATAGATTTTCTCCACCAGAGACTCTACTCCTCACCGAAAAACTCCTCTATAGCCTCGTCGCGCATAAAGTCGCCCTGCTCTGTCTCTTCCCACTTCTTCTGCGGGTCGTTCGACTGCAGTAGGTCGCAGAAAAATGCAGCGCCGTCTGGTAGTTCAAAAGAAAACAATTTTGGATTCCATACAGCAATTTGTTGGTCTCTGTTTGGGTTGCTGAGAGGGTCTTGAATATTGGGAAAGTCTGGGTCCACATCTGGACAAATTTCATATTTTCCAGAACTAATCGCCTCTTCAACGATGGCAATTTTTCTAGGTATTTTTGGCGTTATCTTCATGGCGATTTTACGCCTGTAGTCTTGCTAGCGCAGCCAATTGCAACTTGAGACATTCGTAACCGTCATGCTGTGCTAGCAGTGCAGTATTTTCCTCAACAGCAAGATTGATGGGATTTACCATATCGGCCTCGAGGTCGGCGTCTTCCACTCCAAGGGTAAACGCGAGCGTATAGATTGAGTACTCAAGTATTTGTATTGCTTCAGCTTTTGCCTTAGCTAACTGTTCTGCCGAAAGTGCCATGTTCTAAAGCTTACTCTGCGATTCGTGATTTTATATTGTCAATCTTTGAAAGGAAATCAGCAATCAACTTGTGACCGTGAATTATTCTTCCGTCTTCGGTTCCTGGAGTAAAGGTCTTTTCATCAAACGTGTCAGGGTTTATACCCTCTTGAAGAAGGCGCTCCATCAGCTGTCTCTCAAGGTCCTTCAAGGTGCGCTGGTAGACAAGCTTTTTTTCCTGAGTTGTAAAAGAAGATTCAAATTTCATAGCGGCTCCATAATCCCTGTGTTGGACAAGTACCCATATTTTACACTACGGAGTGGCTAATTTGGGCAGGCCAGTGAATGTTGGTCCTATTTTGTTGTTATCTGCGTCAAGACCTGTCTTAATTCCCTTCGTCCACGTCCATGGATTATCTTGCATGTTCTGAAACTTCACCTGACCGTACTTCGCCCTCGATTCAACCAACCCCTTATCGTCCCAAAGACTTGACTGGATAATTTCAACATTCTCAAGGACTGAATTGTCGTAGATATTAAAGAAGCAAAATGGCGTTCCGGCCTCGAACACAACAGGCTCTCCAACTTTGGTTATTTTCCAGTTCATCTGGGATTCGTCCGGCCACCAGTAACTTGGGATTGTTGCAGTAAGTGGGGCTGCTCCGTCAATAAAATAGTTTGGCGAGCCAGTCATCCACATGCTGTAACCGTCTTCTGTGTTTACGACCCAACCCATATGAATAGAAATCATTCCTATTATTGAAGAAGTGGCTTGAGTCCGACCGTTTGCCGTGGTCTCCCCGGAGAGGATTTTTGGGGGCGTATTTCCTCCGTCCCACTGGACAACCAGGTCTTCTTCCATGACAATCTCCCACCCATAGACATTTGCAACAGTCATAGGCATGCATTGGTAAGCATGCTTGTTGTAGGTGTTGTCCATCCAGTCACGATTAAAACGCGATTGCTTAATTAATGGGGAAGTTTGATGTGTTTTTTTTAAAAACAATTTTGTCATTTTTTGTAAATAAACCTCTCCACCTGATTCGCACTCGGACTAACTATGCCGGGTCCGTATTCTGCATCTGTCCCATCCATGTTTTTGCCGTAACCCTTCCAGAGTTTGTGGTATCTATCGTTGTAGTCAAACATCGTAACGGCGGCATACTTGGTCCCTTTTGTAACAGGCTTAGACGCATGTGAGTAAATAAAGGTAGAAGGAAATAAAACAATATCCCCATACTTTGGCTTAAATGTAATGTCAAGAAACGGAAAGAAAAGCTCCCCGCCTTCATAGTCATCGTTTAGATACATAACAGAAGAAACTGTACAGACGTAGGAAAATCCGTGGTCTGCGTGTACGTTGAAGTGTTGGCCCTCGTTGTACCTGACGTAGTTTATTGCTTCCATGAAATCCATGCGAATGTTATAACGAGATTCATAGTCCTGCAAACAGGCAGTCAGCCCTGTCACTGTGTCATTGTATATATTTATCAATTCGCTAAACTGTTCTGGGCAATTTTCAAAGTGCGCAGGACTCATTTTGCAATCAACACAGTCTCTGTAATCCTTCATGACTTGTCCATCACCGACAAGAGCCTCCATCCATGAGTACGGAGGTGTGTCACTTTTCCCTATTGTTGCCTCAAGCCGCTCTGGTATTTCAAGGTCTTCATTAAGAACATTTCTATAGACCAAAAAACCGGCCTTTGGGTCTCCCACGTACTCAACATCGATGTTTCTCATTGGTTCATCATACCCCGGAAAACCATATTGCCAAACTTATCCTGTTTCCACTAAGCACCCTATCCACATAGTGTTTATGCGCTAAATCACTTGGAAATATCACACAATCCCCGACGTTGGGTTTATGCCGATATTCAATTCCGGGAAACACTAGTTCACCACCTGTAAAATTATCGTTTAGGTATGCAACTGCAGAAACAATAAAATTACTACACCCCAATTTTGGGGTTCCATCCAAATTCTGGTTATCTGCGTGTTCTTCTATCGTATTCCCAGGAATGACCTCAATTAGAGCCGACTGCTCAACATCCAACTCAAAACCAAATTCAACTTCTGCCAGGGACAGGACTCGTCTGCATATTTCTTCAAAAACTCCGTACGCGAACACGTCCTGCTCAAGAAGAGCTGATTTATGATAATAACCAGTTGAAGGGTCGTCTCCGGCAAAATTTGACGGTACACCAATCGCCTTAATTGCGTCAACGATTGCGACACACTCTCTTAGCTCTATGACGTTTTTTTTGACTGTAATCATTACCTATTCAACCGTATAAAATGACGGAGTCGTATACCTATAGCCTTTGGTAATCATGGTTACTCCATGCAAGTAATTAACGTCACCAGGATGAGCTACCGCAAGGCCCGGTTTTGGCCTTATGGTTATATCATGCTGTGGGTAATAGAGTTCTCCACCTTCAAAATCTTCATTGTAATAAAACAAAGAATTTAAATCATAATCAACGAACGCATTTGGCTCACCATTATTCAGCTGTTTATCAGCGTGTGGGCGTTGCTCTATTCCAGGGCGCCATTTCATTATTACTGGCGGGCGACGTGAGAGTTTTAGGTCGTAGATTCCCTCGAGTGTTGTTTGCATCTTATTTATGTATTTATCAACTATGTTAAAAACAGACAACGATAGTCTTTCAAGAATATCGCTACTACACGTCCTGTCATTCCAGTAATCAGCGTTGTATAGGCACGTGCCATCTTCGGCGTAAACGCTCTCTTTTGAGTTATTCCATTCATTGATTGTTGGGCAGAATTCTTGCAATGTAACCAAGTCTTCGGAATCAATAAAATTTTCAAAAATATGTATATTTTCAGGACCTGACCCAAAATGCCCTGGTTTTATCTTCCATGGTGATTCGTTGTCTATCGACATGCCAATAACCCTAACATGCTAACCATGCCAAGACAGGACTGAATCATACAACAGGACATCAAGTGACGACCTTTTTATCATTCATGTTCTGTTTCTTTTATTTTTTCATACAACTCAAGGTCTATTTCAATTTTTGAATATATCTTTGATTTGTGTTGTTTGCTTATTCTGAATGTTGGCTTAGGGGTTTCGTTAATCACTGAATCGTTATTGGATATTTTAATTCCATATAAATCAAATAAAATGTTATTTATTCTTTCCACAAAAAGAGCTCTGTTTTCTAAAGTGCCTATTATTATTTTGCCTAATCTTTCACTTAATTCTGAATAAGACTTAGGCTTCTCCACAAAAAAAGCCTGATACTTAGCTTCAACTAAATCCCCATACGAGTC